AGATAATCTGCACCCTCCTCTACTTCCCAAAATATTTTTATAAAGTCTGGGTGTGAATCTGGTAGTTCTGTGTTAAATACTGCTACTGCACAAGCAGACATCATCTTACATGGTAAATTGAGTTGTTTTGCGAAGTTATCGTATTTCTTATATGAGCCAACTTGTACGCAATGCATAATCTTGTCGTTGGTCGCATCTTTAATTGGAGAGTAACCTGAGACATGAGTGTGTCCTGCAATGAGTAAGTGATCTCGTGCATTGAACAATGCGTGTCTTACGATACCATGAGCTGTGTTATACATAGAGTGTCCTCTAAAATTGTGTGCACAGTTTACTTTGATTTCGTGTTTGGGTAGTTTTATTTTAAGTCTTGCGTTGTGTTCTGAGTATACAGATTTTAATGGTTTGCACATCCATTTGATAGGGTCTCCTTCCATAGCCCACATATCATGGTTACCTGCAACGATGAAGATATAAGGTGTTGCATTGATAAGCCACTCGACTAACTGCCATTGTTGCTCACCATTGGTAGTCTGATCTGCCCACAACCCTGCAAGTTTACCTCTCCTTGCCCAGTTGTTTGACAGATCGCCTACAGAACAGGCATACATACCATCTGTAGAATTAACTATATCAATGTGTTTTCTAAGCGATATCCAATCACAGTTGTCATCATCAACATGAGGGTCGCCTTGTATGTAAAGACCAATAGGTTTTGTGTCTTTAATTCTGATTTTGATAAATTCATCTTTTCTTTCACGAGCATCTTTTCTTCTAAATACTTCTGTTCTTTGCTCGATAAGTTCTTCTGTAGTCCAGTCGCTTTCTGTCCTTTCATCTAGCTCATAGTTTTTTACGACTTTCGGATTTTGTGTTTTTTTGCCACAGGTCTTACATCTAAATCTTTTTCTTTGATGTTCTGTGCCATCTGTACCTGACTTAATTATGTGGCTAGACTCACAATGAGGACAAACGAGCATATCTCCATTCTCGTTCCTTTGGATAACTCCAATCCTACTGTAGTTGCCACCATTGTTATGAATGGTCATTTGGTTTCTTCCTGCTTGATTAGGTATTCGATATACCATTTAGCTTTTTGTAAATCTTGTAGTGGTGTGCCTTTGTAAGGGAATCGAGTAACATACTTTACGATGTTCCCACGAACATAATCCATTTCCCAAGAAGTTATATACTCAATCGTTTCTATGCCCTTCGTATAGTGGGCAGGTCGATTAATAATATCTTCTGTCTTTTTCTTGCTCATCTATCTTATCCATGACTTCATCCCAAGTAATGGGTGCACAATTTAAAAAAAGAACACCACCATACTTGTAATCAATCCTATTGTTGATAAGTGTCTTGATGCTTATTTGTGCTTTAGGATCAATCGCATGGATTGCTTTGATGATTTGCATTTCCCTTTTAGTGAAGGGTATGTTTGCACTCATAGTTATCTCCTATTAGTTTATGTATACTTAGATCGCTGAAACAATGTAGTAAGCCACAACTAATATTAGTATAAACTCTAAGACCGATATCTCTGGTCTTAGATATTTCGTTCTTATATTCCCTAATAAGAACTTTATTATCTTTTTCATCTCATCAAGGGATTGCTACTCTTAGCTTTTAACTCCTCTACCTGAGATTTAAGTATAGATAATTCTTTTTCTAAAGGCACAATATTTGGAACTGACCTAGATTCTACAACCTCAAGTCTGTTTAATATTTGTCCAACTTGAACAAACAAACCACCTAGTGTAATAACTAGCCCTACTATTCCTGCTATTGTCTTGATGTCCATAGTCTGTCCTCGTATGTTTGATTTGGGTAAATGTTTCTGATATCGACATAGTTGTTATTGATGTATTGATCTATGTTGGTATCAACTAATTCTGGTTGTATAAATATATCTGTATTGACTTGTGAGTATGAAGATATCTTGTTATCTCTTGCCATAACTTTAGCTACTATCATCTGTGTAGCTTTGAGCTGTCCATCTATTGTCTTAATTTTGTCTGCAACTTTGATAGATATTTCTTCTATAGTTAATTGGGTTTCAGCACCCCTGTTGTCGTTTGGTGCTTCTGTTCCTTCTGCGACAGCAGTTTCGTTGCTTTCATCCACTTCTGTATTTGTTTCTGTTTCTTCGACAACTTCTGTTTCATTAGTCTCCTCCACAGGTGCTTCGACTATTTCTTCAAAAACTTCTTCTATAACTTCTACTGTTTCTTCTATCTGTACTTCTGGTTCAACTGAAATAATTTCTTCTTCTATAACTTCAGGAGCTAGTACAATAGTTTCTTCTATAAATTCTTCTTCTATAGTTAATTCTACCACTTCAGGTATAGGTTCTATATAGACTTCTTCTATTATTGGTTCTACAAACACTTCTTCGATAGCTATTTCTTCTATGTAGACTTCTTCTATTTGCTCAAATATCTCTTGTATCTCTTGAGTCTGTTCTACTGTCAATACAACAGGGTCATACTCCATTGTTACAGATATATTATCTACATTAGGACCACCAAGATTAGCAGGAGCATTAGCATCAGACCCACTAATAAAAATATTTCCATAGTTAGAACCAACCCCTGTATACGAGACAGTATCTGTAAAATCTTTGCCATTAATGCCTGTAACATTTGTTCTCTCCTGTGTCGTTGTTGCTAACACATTTTGATCTTCATCTCGTATTTGCAATCTGGTGCCCAAGATCCGACTCCTCCTTCACCATTTTGTACTTCTACACTAGAGTTCAGAGTGATGCCATTATTAAGCATTGGTTGAGTTATTGCTTCTGAAGCGAGAGGAAAAGTCTGCTCAATACTGCCATAGTCTCCAAACTCTAGGTCGTGTCCTCCTGGACAACAATCTCCTATTCTTTGTGCATCACCTGATAATGTCCACCCTGTAGTGCCATTATCGAATGTACCATTAGTGATGAGGTTTTGTGAAGTGTCTGCGTTTGCTAATAGAGGTAGCAGTAGCAGAATCCAAATGTTTTTCATTTCCTAGTTCTTCTTCTAATATTTGCAGCTGCAGATTTAACGGCTTCTTCTTTTGACTTAACAACTTTTTTTGGTTTAGGAGCTGTTTTTGCTTTTTTAGTTTTTTCTATTTTGGCTTTCGATGTTGTTACTTTTTTCTTTGCAACTGTTTTTTGTTTTT